TCAAAATTCCAGTACGACCAGGTCGAGTTTTAGTTATAGTTGAGTCTGTTACTGGTTGATGAATAGATCTTAAAATTCTTTGTGATTCTAATGTTTTTCCCTTAAACTTAAAAGGTTCAATTCTATTATTTTTAACAGTTACAGTACTTTCGAGCTCAACAAAGTTACTATTTTGAATATCTGTTAAACTTTTAGCAAGTCTTATTCTTTGAGCATCTAATCGCTTTACAAAGTATAAACCTTCATCCCACAAATAAGTATAAGTTGCAATTTTTTTCTTAGTATCTCCAAAAGAGTCAACATAACTTTCTTCCACCTTTTCTGGAGTATACCAAACAGCATCACCAGTATAAAAACCATGATCTTTAGTAGTTGTAATTTGCCAAACACTACCTGCAAGAAATTCACCATTAAGATGAATAACTTGGTCAGAAACGTTAAGTGGTTGTGAATTATAAGTTGGTATAGAAGGAGATGCAACTAAAAAATCATTTCCTTGCTTATAAGTATTCTGGACGTTTGTAATAAATCTAGAAGACTCTGGATAAGTATTTGATATTGATTTTAAGAGTTTTCTATTAACAGTATAATTATCAGTAGTAGTAAGATCTCCTTGACCTTTAACAATAAAGGATGTTGGAGATTTAATCTCACTGATGGTAGAAATTGGTTTTTCTATCTTATCAGTACCAGTAAGTGCTACATTATCACCAACTCTAAATGAATGTGCTGTTTCTAAATTAACAAGATAAGTATTATCTGAAGAATCAATTAATTCTATATTTTTAACATTATATTGTGATGCAACATTATAAAACCAAGCACGACCTTTAAAAGTATTATCATTAACACCTAAAGTTTTAATTTGAGCAACATCATTATGAGAATAATATCTATTATTTGCACCATAAGCAAAATCATGTAATACGGATGTGATTCTTACCTTAACAGTACTCCCATCACCTGTATTTGAAGCAGCATAGCAATATGTGTTTATTCCAACGTCTTCAGAATCCTTAATAATTCCAGTTACATTTGTGCAATCAAAAAATTGGTTTAAATTCTTTGAAGAATATGAAACAATTCCAGTAGTAGTGTCATTATATGTTACAGATAATTCTCCAGCATTTGGAAACCCAACAGTTGAGTCTACATCAAATATAGTAGCACCTGCAGATACACCACCAATTAATCTAGTTTTTGGATGAACAAGGAATGTACCATAAGTTGCACCTTCTACTCTAGAGTCTCTATTATATCCAGCATCTAAACTAATTTTATAATATGTCTTTGCTATTCCAGTAAGACCAGGACTAATTACCTCTACATTGGTAATTGGTGCATATGCCTTCTCAAAAAGTGGTGGATCACCATACTTATCTTGGAACATTGTTGCATTTTGCAACTCCATTGGATTTCCTTCAACACCTTCAATACAAAAATCATTTGTAATTAAATAATGTGCATTAGATGGTGTAAAGAGAAAATCTCTTGGTCTTATAATTTCTACTGGTTCATTATATAATGCCCTGAATAAAATCTCAAAAGCACCGTCTGTTCCCTTACTTCTATAAAAATCAGTCGCATTTTTGATAAAATTACTATGATTTATGTCTTTATGTAATTTTCTTTCTTCAAATCCTGGTAAAAGTTGGTGTTTTGTCTTTACTAAGAAATCTTTAAGGAAGAGATTGCTTAAATTCTCTATCTTAGTACCTTTTTCATGCTTATCGGCAATTGTAGAGTCAAAAACTAGTTGATCTGGACGATCTGCTGCCCTATATGAAGAAATTCCACTAAATCCTCTAACACAATCTTTAAAATTAGAAGAATCCTTTGATTTATACGTAATTATTTCATCATCAATCTTTAATAGACCATAATGATCAGGAAATCCTTTAGTTCCTGCTGGATAATTAGATAAATCAACAGAAATTGTATTCGCAGCAAAATTAATATCAGATCCTAATCCAACATGCTCTGTTAAATTAGTTAGATTGTCAATTTTAGTATATTCATCAATATTTTGAATCAAGTCAACAGGAGCACCCTGAAATTCTTGCGAAACATAGTAACTTTTAAGAAAATCCGAAACTAAAGGAAATTCTGACTGCACATATGTTGGAAGTTGATTCTCAACTATATTCTGAAATTGAACTCTTTTTTCTGCCATTTTATACTCTTACTAATGCACCGTTTTGGTAACTTGAGCTAACAATATAATTAGATCCTGAAGGATCAAGTCCAGAAGATATTTCATCCACTACTGGATCAAATATACTACCTCCTATATCTAGTTGCAAATACAAATCCTGTAATCCAATAACATCATTTGATCTAGGGGAAGCTGCTAACTCAATAATTGTTTGACCATCTTTTACCTTCCCAGTTCTGATAATAATTGGGTTTAATGTAATGATTCCAGATTGGTAATTAATATTACCAACGTTTCTTCTTACAATTGTAGGAGATAATGAATTTACATTAGGTACAGTAAATAAGAAAAGAGATCCAGTTGTTCTACTTAAATTAGGAATATCTGAAATGTAAACAGGTTCAGTAATACCATCAATTGTAAATCCAGTAGACTTAATATTAAATCCACTCATACTCTTAATATGAAAGGCATTACCAAATCCAATCGAATATTCAGAAATTTTATTTACTACAACCCTCAAATCCCTTCTCATCATAATTGTTGTAATATTTGAAGTGATTGCATCATGACTTTGATCAACTATACTTAAAAACTTACTGTATTTAAATCTCGCTCCATATCTATTTAACTCAGTTGATTCAGCGTACTTAGTGGCATTATTTTCGACAACAGAACTTACTGAAGCACCTGTTTGGGCAAGATTTGAGTTATAATATATTTTTGAGGTAGCTTCAATGTAAAGATACTTAAGATCTAAGATTTCTGGGACAATTCCTGCTACAGCATACTTCTTTAACTTTAATCTGATGTTTTCTTTAATTAAATTAGGTAAAAAGTCACCAGTTCTGGGTTTTATGCTAATAAAAACCTTTCCATATTGAGGAGGATTCAATTCTTCACCTCCAAAAACGGAAATTGACTCAGTTTCGGGATAAATTTTTGCTGGAATCAAAGATTCGTAGTCTTGAGCAGAAACTGCCCTATTTTGTGAAGAATATACTCTTGGAGCAAACTTTCTAATGGACTCAACTGACTCAATATTCTCTCCACCAGTCGAAAATGAGTTTGTAGTCACTAAAGAGATGCCAGAAGACACTTTATAGGTAATTGCATTCCTTTCATAGATCAAATTTCCACCAAAAGTCATCTGAGCAACGCCATTTCCAGTATCTCCGTTAGAAACAATGTAATCTACGTCAACAAAATTACCTTCTTCGAGTGCTTTTCCAAAAACACCGTCTCCAAAGAAGATTTGATACCTTTCATCCTCTATTTCTTGCAAATAATAGATTTTTGAGTTACCATCAACATCAAAAAGGTTATTTTGAGCAGAATATTTGGTTTTTGCCGTTGCTTGTTCGTTACTTTTAACATTTACAGCAATTAAATCAGTATCAATGCCAATATTTTCTAAAATAAACTTCTGAGTTGGGTTTCGAGTGCTATAAGTGAAGTTAGTATTTAAAAGAGTGCCTTCATAAATGGGAATATCGACGAAATTAGCAATATTATTGTAAACAGGAACAGAAATATCCTCTAAAATTGAAAAAACGTAAGATTGATTACCAAAAGCACCTGCAGTAGTCGCTACAGCACCTTTTTTAAGAGTTATAACAGAGGGTTGAGGTACAATATTAGTTGTATTAACGAAAAAACTGATAGATGAACGTGCTGCTTTCCTTGAACGTGGTAAATATCCAATATTTCTTGCTAAAGATACGATATTTTCTCTTAAACTTGCGCTATCAATGAATACTTCATTACTAACCATGTTAGCATTGTATGAAGTTATGTAAGTATTGTATGCCAACAGGTCAATAACAGTCGAAAGATTGGATCCTTCGAAGTCATAATCCGTAAAATTTGCATTTGTCTGAAGATAATCCTTCAGAGTTGTTTTTATCTGGTCAAAATCCAGATTTGAGAAATTAACTAGTGGCATTTTATTACCTGTTTGATTCTAAAACGAATTCTAATTGTTGTGGTGGAACATCTGCCCCAATAATTGAATATACAATAATGACATCAAAGGTATTATTGTCATAATTAGGGAATGCTCTTACACCTTCACCTATCAATTCGACTCTAGGTTCATAACGAGTAATTGATTCTGTAATTTCATCGACAATAATACTTGCAGTTACATCATTTATATTCTCAAATAGACTTGCGGTGATTCTAGAACCAAAACTTTGATTAAACCACTTCTCTCCTGGTAGGGTAAATACTATATTTTTGAGGGATCGGGCAATTGCATTGGTATTTTTCAACGCAATCAAGTCTTTAGACAAAGGATTTGCCTGAAAACTCATACTGAGGTCTTTAAAACCATTATTTACCCTTTGAAGAGGCATGGAATGTGGGAGATATTACAATTATATTTTATTTATTAAGGTTTATTTACTAAAATTCTGCAAGAGGTATCGAATCTACGTCATAATCGAGTCCATCTTCCTCAAAATCATCTTTTCTCTTCTCATATAGGTCATTTTGGACTTTAAAATCGTATTTTTTAGGTGTAATTTGGTCATTTGCAATTTCTCTAAGCATTTTCTTATTAGGATTTTCCATTTTTTGCCTAAAATCAACTAAACTACAAGTAGTTATAAGGGTACTTATAGGAATATTCATAAAAAGTAGTACGGATACCTTCTAGGGGCATATACGTACTATAGAAAGGCAATAAAAAAGACCCTTAACGGGTCTTGGTATTATGTTCTTCCTTGTCCTCGGTATTTTTTACGAGCCGAATTACGAGAAGTTGCGGAATACTTGGTGTGTTTTCCATTTCCCTGTCGAGTCTTTTTCGGGGTTGCTTCAACGAAGTCTGATGAACCCCATGCTCCTGATTTTGTTCTGACTGCCATTAAGTTGTTCCTATACGTAGTTGTTTAAATTTGTTATCTAGAGACTCCTTCGAGGCACGGACCTGATATTGAACGTTATCTCTACGAGAAAGTTCGGTGAGGATCTCTGCGGTGAGATCCCATAATTGATTCGAATGGAGTGTTTTTGGTTCTAGATTAATGATTCTGTCGTAATGCA